TATCAAACACACCGGATAGCCATGCATCAAACAATTTCTTCATATAGAAGTCATTTGTAAGTATGAATGACATAGTAACGTCCTCATTCATTGCAGAATAAGGTACCTTAATTGATTGTCTTTCAGCCTGGTAATCAATTGTAGTGATCTGCCTACCAGGTAGGTTAACAGATTCGCATAGAATTGATATATCTCTTGGGTCTGGTATAAGGTTTGCAGGTGATCCGCCACTCAGAGCGTTCTTTGCAAGATCTCCTACCAATGACTTAGGATCCTTATTCAGTAATGACTTCATGCTGTTTGCAGTAGGCGGTTGAAAGAATACTTGGAAGCGATTCTGCATTGCAACGCCACCTTTCTTAGCGATTACTGCCTTGAGGTTATCTATACTGTTCATGTGCTGTATTGTTTCCTTGAGTATCGCCACACCGATTGGGCTTTAACGTTCTTAAATTGCTCTGTTGGTAAGAATATAGCAATCTGCCATTCGGTCATAGGCACTCTTACTATCTTAGACTCGACATGATCCATAAGATAATGTTTAAAGCAAGGCTTAAATTCTTTGTATTTGGCAACACCTTTCAAGGTATTGTATCTCATTCTCTGCAACCGTGTAGTATCATTCATTGTCTTTGGTGCTAATTTCATGAGCTCATCGAGGAATCTTGCACGTACGCCTGGGGCTAAGTAATGCAGGTTCAATCCATAGAATCCACCAGGTGCAGGTTCAACCATAATACTTAATGGGAATCTGTCATAATACGGTAGCGTCATCTTATGCTTAGGATCATAGAAATACATCATCATATCACCAACCTTAGGTTTGTTGGTGGCAGATAAGGCATCATCCCTGAGTAACGCTTGGCGATTTACATCACCTAATTTCTTAACGTTGCGTTGAAACCATTGCTGCGACTCCTTCGTACGAGGAGATACGCCAGCCCTGAATGCTTGTGCTTGTAATGTATCGAATAAACTTGCCATATAACTATTTATACTAACTCTTCAACACTTTTATGCCTAAATTACGCAAAGTATCTTCGGTCCATATTTGAAATTTCCATCCCTTATGAGTTGCATATTGCTGTGCAGCATTCCATTTAGATGTATTCTTGATGTATGTGGTTACCTCATTCAAATGCTTCTTAGTCTTTCTTGCGGCCTTGGGAGGTATTGTCTGCTTCTTAGGCTTGATTTCAACAAGGATAATCTCACCATTGGTCATTTCAATAAGCATATCAACGAAATACCTATGCAGCTTATTATCGGTCTTGCACTTATATGGTACAACAACCTCTTCACTGTTCCATGCACGTACCTGAGGACTAGATTCAGCCCATCTAAATGCATTACGCTCCCATAATGACCGATATGTGACCTTGGTAGGGTCACCTACGTATTTCTTTTTGTTCTTTACTGTGTATTTACCCTTGTAAGCCATATAAATAGTTCTATAGTTATTAATCTTATTCTTATTTATAAAGGTAAAAGACGCATGTCACACACAATTTTAACATTTCCAGAGACTCTCAGGTCTAGGGTATCTGAAGAAGGCTTCCCTCACGTATCATTCTCAATGGTGAGAGGCGAAGCAGGCGAGTTCACGGATATACATTTATTCGTACCAATCGGTATGTCGTCAAGCGATAACATGAACTATGGTAGTTCAGAGCTTGGTTCAATAGGTGCAATCGCTGCAAACAAACGTGTTGGTGGTAGAGCGGGTACTGGTGGTACAAAAGAAAAGTCAGGTGCTGATTACATTGCTGCATTGACAAAGAAATTCAAATCAGGGGGTGGTATATCAGGTGGTCTTGCAACTGCATTCGAACTCAAGTCTGGCCTTGTTGTTAACCCATATACTGCCACAACCTTCGAAGGTGTGAACGTAAGATCATTCGAATTCGCATTCAAACTCGTACCAACATCGCAAGAAGAGTCAAAAACAGCCCATATGATAGAGAATGCCTTCCGCAAATACATGTATCCAAAGGAGAGAGGCACTGGATCACTCGAATATCCACCTACATTCCGTATCGAATTCATGGCAGGAGGCAAGCCAAACAAGTATATGCCACGTATTATAGACACATATCTCACGACAATGGCCGCAAATTATAACGCAACAGGTAATGCATTCCATCAAAACGATGGTGTATTAGGTGCTGCACCTACTGAGATAGACATATCAATGACCTTCCAAGAGGTCAGATCTATTACAAGAGATGATCTATATGGTGAAGGTCTTGTATATAAGGATGGTCATGCAAACTCTGGCCATGTGGTTGGTGCACCTTCGGATACCCCAGGTGAAGCTGCCACGTATACCGCCGATCTATCTAATGCTGCAATAGATGGTGGTGCCGAACTATTAGGAGTCGAATAATATGAGTTACTTCAGACAATTTCCATTGCTTAATTACGACTTCGATCGTAATGGCATCTTGCAAAAGGTAGTCAATATCTATAGGGCAGCACGTCCTGTTGATGCATTCCTTGATGACCTCAATGCATATTCATTCTATGGTGTCAAGAATGGCGAGAGACCAGACATCGTATCACAACGCCTATATGGCACAACACAATACTATTGGACGTTCTTCGTCATCAATGACTTCCTACATGATGGTCTTGCAGGATGGCCAATGAGCCAAGAGAAGCTATTAACCTATCAAGAGCAACAATTCGAAGGTGTGGTCATTACGACTAACCCAAGTGTGGATGAGACCGGCGATATAGGTGTGATATCATCATATCCGAACAGTCTATCAGGTAGATTCACCCTTGGAGAGACAATAACAGGTACGAACAGTGGTGCAACAGGTGTACTCGTTGCAAAGAATGCCGATATGAATCAATTAGTCTTGCAAGATGTAGTAGGAACATTCAATGGAGACTCCGCCCCAGGCCCAAGTAATACAACAGAAGGTATAACAGGTAGTGTATCAGACGATTCGGTCAATACATATGATGTCTATAAGTACCTGGATGCCCCACATAACTATTATAGAACAGATGACCCTGAGAAGAGAGTGGTCACGAACGCAATATTTATACCTGGAGGAGAGGCGAGCGGAGAGTTATCCTTCGATACAAATAGAACCTATCTATTCGATGCAAATGAGGCAAGATCTAAGATAAGAGTCATAGACCCTAAGTATATCACACAGTTCGCAGACAAGTATGAGGCAATAATCAACGATGAGTAGAGTCAATAGTAAGCTGGCCAATGGTTCAGAAGCATTAGTACCCTCATCATATAACCTGGCGAGTGTGATACTGACAACCCATGATGGATTACTGCGAAACATTACCGATGTATGTGCACAGATCAGTATACGTGAGAGTATCTATGCAGGAAGCTTGCAAGGTGATATCAATATACTAGATGCTGCAAATATGCTCGAAAAACTAAAAGTCGTGAGTGGAGAGGTACTGGACCTAACCATAACACGGAGGCTAACAGACGGCCAATCGGACAAATATAACCACAAGTTTAGGATCGCTGAGATAACTGACCTAGCAAAGCTAAGCCCAGGTACACAAACCTATGTGTTTAAGATCATCTCAGAGCATGCGTACATGTCCCAGATCAAAACAATTAGTAAACCATTTGATAACGTAACAGGACAGTTGATACAAAACATATGTACAGATGAATTACATATAGATCCATTAGAGTTATCCATTAGTACTGAGACTAAACAAACCATTAAAGGTGTATACCCACGTATGAGACCAATGTATCTTATTAACTGGTTAACACGTAGATCATATGATAATAACACACCGTTTTTCTTTTATGAGACACTTGGGGATGGAATACACTTTAAATCGTATGAATCTATGGTTACCCAGCCTGAATATCGTGTGTATACCCATAGCCCATTTCAAACCACGAACGTAGGGTCGCGCGAACATGTCGAGGGATTACAACAAAAGATACTTAAGTTATCAACCAATCTTAATATGTCGAAGTACTCAGATGTCGCAGCGGGTGCTTACTCTTCTACTCTACATACATTAGATATCGCTACGAAGAAGTATAAGAAACAAACATATGAGTATGGTAAGGAGCTGAAGTTAAACAAGGATGGGTTGATTCCTACTGGGCTGAAGTTTAATGATAGAACAATCCAGGCCCATAGCGAATCGACTAACTTTTATGTGAGTTTGAATAGCTCATCTGCTGGCGGTGGGTCTAACTACCATGCACCAAGTGACTCTGAAATACTTAATGCAAATGCATACATAGAGAATATGGATGGCACGGTATTAACCATTGATATATACGGTGACTTTAAACTGTCTGTCGG